CTGCAGCGTTCACCGGCCAACCGCCTCCCCAAGAGATGATAGAAAGCCGCATCGAAGAACTTAGCGATGCCGTGTCGCAGCGCATAGAATCCGAAGCCCGTGAGATCGTAGGGCGGATGGAAAAGCGCATGGAAGACCAGCTACTGGATGGGGGCTTCGAGGTCGAGTGGGGTAAATTCCTAAACGATTTAGTTACATACCCGGCCGCACACTTTAAAGGGCCAGTGTTACGCACCAAGAACACAGTTACCTGGGGTAAGGGTGCCGACGGTAAGTGGGCTCCGCAGTCGAAAGAGGAGGTGGCCGTTGAGTTTGAAAGGGTTGACCCCTTCCGCTGCTACCCATCTCCGAACGCGACTACCCCGCAAGACGGGTATTTTATCGAGCATGTTACGTTCAGCACTGAAGACCTGTACGACCTCATAGGGGTGCCAGGATTCGATGAAGCCGCTATCCGTGCGGTGTTGCAGGACTACGGTTCCGGTGGCCTGGCTGACTGGCTCGGTTTCCTTGAGAACCAGTACTCTGATTCGAGCAGTGGTGTGCGTGCAGACAATGACAGTCCTTTAGTCGACATAGAGGGCCTTGAGTATTACGGCCTCGTACGTGGCCGCGACCTTCTCGAGTGGGGCCTGTCCAGTGATCTTATCGACGACCCCGACGCAGACTACGACGCCTGTGTGTGGTTGATCGGTCGTTGGGTGATTAAGGCACAGTTAAATTACGACCCTATGCGTACGCGCCCACATTTTAAGGCCAGCTGGGAAGAAGTACCCGGTGACTACTGGGGTCTCGGTCTCGTTGACGCTCTTATGGATGTGCAGGGTATCGTGAACGCAGCAACCCGAGCGCTGGTCAACAACATGGGTATGGCCTCTGGCCCCCAGGTGTCAGTAAACGTAGACCGGTTACCTGCAGGTGAAGACATTACAAACATGCATCCGTGGAAGATATGGCAGACCATCGACGGAGAGTTCGGTGGTACGGGCGATGCGATTAAGTTCTTCCAGCCCGATGCGAACATTAACGAGCTACTCACGGTTATCGAGAAGCTCTACGAGTTCGCCGACGACTGGAGTCTCATCCCACGTTATATGTCCGGGAGTAACAACAGCGGTGGCGCAGCCGGGCGCACAGCCTCGGGCTTGTCCATGCTGCTGAACGCAGCGAACAAAGGACTGAAAGGCGTCGTGTCTGTTGTGGACACCAACGTACTGGCACCTATACTAAATAAGCTGTATGTGTTCAACATGATGTTTGACGAAGATGACTCCATCAAGGGGGACGCCATGGCGTCTGCCAAAGGGGCTATCTCACTCATGCAGCTTGAGACCTTGCAACTACGTAGGAATGAGTTCCTCGCGGCTACTAACAACGAAGTGGACATGGGCATCATCGGTGTCGAAGGCCGTACTGCGGTACTCCGCGAAGTGGCCAAAGGCCTCGAGATGGATGTCAACCAAGTGGTACCACCAGGAGGTACCCAAGAAGCCCAACAGCCGCAACCTCCAGGGCAACCTCAGCCTGGTCCGCCACCTGGTGGCGGTGAACAGCTAGTCAATGGCGCAGCGGTTACCGATAACATGAGCCCGAGTAGTATGTTGTGAGTAGTAAACTCAGCAAAGACCCTACTACTACGCAGGCGGAGAGTTGTGCTAGACTCGCCAATACAGAGGTAGCGTTCGTTGAGCTACTGAAAGCAAGGCGAGATTTTATGCTTAATAAGTGTGCCACGTTATCCGAGCTACCCGCTTTGTACCGTGCACAAGGGCGGGTTCAAGAGTTAGAGCAACTGCTCGAGCTTATTACGAACCCTAAATTATGATTTTTCAGGAACAGTAGATGGGACGTATCGTGAAGACGAACAACCGACCACCTGCATCTAGGGGAAATGATGTCACAGTTCAATCCTAAAAAAGCCGGTGAAGAGGCCGACGCTATGATAACCGAGTTGAATCAGGCTACAAACACGTCTGAAGACCAGCCTGCCGTTATCGAGCCGACCATCGCCGAAGATATAACGCCACCAGTTGCTGAAACTGAGACGGCGCCAGAAGACACAACGTCCGGCGTAACTGCCGAAGAAGTAACCCCTCCTGAGACTGATAACGTTACGACTCAGTTGGCGAGTATGCAGGACATGCTGAATTCCTCCGAGAGTCGGTGGAAGGTGGCACAAGGTATGATCGAGAAGAAGGACGGCGAGCTGGAGGAGATGCGTAACTTGTTTGCGCAATTAGCCTCACAGAAGTCCCCGGAACCCGAGAGTGCCGAACCCGCACCCGTCGACACCGTAACGGCCAGTGACATTGAAGAGTTCTCTCCAGAGCTTCACAAGTTCATCGGTAAGGTTGCCCACGATGTTGCATCCCGCATGCTTGGTGATTATAAGCGTGACGTGGACGTATCCATCGCCGGTGTACAGGACGGTGTTAAGGACATCAAGCAGAACACTGCGGCGACAGCACAAGATGTGTTTGAGCAGCGGTTGACGGCTATGGTCCCTAACTGGGAAGCAATTAACGTGCAGCCCGAGTTCCTTCAGTGGCTAAACGTGGTAGAGCATCTGTCAGGCTCCACACGTTTGGACATGCTAAAAACGGCGTACGGAACGTCAAACCTGAATACCACAGCGGCTTTTTTCAAGGCCTTTCTGGCGGAAACCGCGCCAGTCCAAGCACCTGCGGCTCCTGTGGAACAGCCAAACGTCCGTGATTTCGTATCTCCTGGTAAGTCGAAAGTCTCCGCAGCTAAGAATACTGTGGCCCCAGAGGGCCGACTTTGGTCGCGTGCCGACATCTCTAAACTGTATGACGACAAAATGAAGAAACGCATTAGTCAGAAGCGGTTTGATGAGTTGGAAGCCGACCTATTCAACGCGCAAGCAGATGATCGCATCGTTGCGTAACCGACTATTTTAGGAGTAAGACATGGCTTTTCCCAGTGCAGCAGGCACGGTATCGTACAGCGGTACATTCATCCCCGAGATTTGGTCCAAGAAGTTGATCGAGAAGTTCTACGATGCAACTGTTTTGACGGCCATCGCCAATACCGATTATGAAGGCGAGATCAAGGGCCAAGGCGACAAGGTTAAGATTCGCACCATCCCCTCGTTGGCTATCAACGACTACCAGTCTGGCCAGACCTTGGTTAACCAGCGCCCCGAAAGCAATATCGTGGAGCTGTTGATCGACAAAGGCAAGTACTGGTCTGCCATCATCGACGACGTCCAGGAAGTGCAGAGCGACATTGGTCAGATGAACATGTGGGCCCAGGACGCTTCCGAGCAGATGAAGATCGCTGTTGATTCGCAGGTACTCGGCGGCTTAGCTGCTGACGTTGCTGCCGCGAACAAAGGCGCTACCGCCGGACGTATCTCAGGCAACATCAACCTAGGTGTTACTGGCACTCCGGTCACCGTGTCGAAGACTAACATCATCGACAAAATCCTCGAGATGGGTCAGATTCTTGACGAGCAGAACCGCCCTGAGACAGGTCGTTTTCTTGTCATCCCTTACTGGGCCACGACTATGCTCAAGGGTTCTGATCTGAAGGACGCGTCTTTAACTGGCGATGGCACTTCACCTTTACGCAACGGTCGTATCGGTATGGTTGACCGCTTTACTGTTTACACCAGCAACAACCTACGTAAGGTAGTTGACACAGGTAACGTGTTCGATTTTATCGGCGGCGTTAAACAGGGCCTTACTTTCGCATCGCAGCTCACTAAAACTGAGCAGCTTCGTGCGGAGTCTACCTTTGGCGACATCATGCGTGGTTTGCAGGTGTACGGCTTTAAGGTTGTTGACCCTGAGTCATTGGTTGCCGGTTACTTCAAAGCGTAGTAGCAGCTAACGCGCCCTTGGCCACCGCCCCAATGCGCGGCGGTGGCTCTTTTAATTTTCAGGAGTTAGAACAATGGCTACATTCAATACGTACGACAAAGGTGACACCACTATCGGTGGTGGCGGTAACGCTGCTGGCTATCCCGGTGCCACAGCCCTCGTTGGTGAGTTCGACGCATCTCGCCGTAACCTGGCCGCTGCCGACATTGTGGAGATTATTACCGTCCCCGCAGGCACTATCGTCAATTCCGTGGTCTACGAAGTTATCACTGGCGATGCCACGATGACTATGGACGTCGGTGATGGCGTTGATCCTAACGGCTACGTAGCCGCAGCTGATGTTGCGACTGCGGGCAATACCGGTGTAGGTGGTGGTGCTTTGGCTATCGCGGTAGGTCCCGGTAAGTACTACGCAGCTGCCGACACTATCGACATCACTGTACCTGCGACCAAGGCGTACGACACGCTGCGCGTTAAGGTTACGGCGTTCTGTTCGGTAGTAGGTCTTTAGTAAGTAGATACGACCGTAGCGGGGT